TACAATCGGTGCAGAACCAGTATCTTTTTGAATTGTGGGAGCTGCTGAAAGAACCGTCAGCCGATTGATTAATCCTTCTGCAAATTTAGCATCTCCGTCAAACCGATCAGGTTCTTTGAATAATTGAGTGAATACATGACTGTTGGTATAAGAAGATTCCATCATGATATCTGCATAGATATCTCTCGGCCATGGATATTGACCATACTTTTCTAATGACTTCTCATCTATATCAACAAGTACAATCTCTTCTACTTTTTCTATTTCATGTTGTTGATGTAGGAAGTCGAACCACGACCATGTGATATTTTCAATTAGATAAGGATTCCATACCTTGAGACCAAACAGTAACCCAATGGTTACTAGAACAGTCTTCCAAGAATACATTACTGAATCCAGCAGACGGGATACACGCACCAGTAAGGATTAGCAAATCCTAACATCCATAATATAAAAATCCATAAAGGAATTTGTATCCATGTCTTTCCTTTAGACCACTCTCTGAATTTGATGGCATACGGAGCCATCTTGTTGAACAACCACTGTTTCATAATTAGTTTCCTTGAGATACATTAACCGTACAACCACCAACTGTATAACAAGTATTAGTGATCGTGTACGATTGATTAGTTGAACCTTGTTGTAATAGTGTTAGTGTAGTAGGTTGTGTTCCTTGGAGTCTGATTTGTGCATTATGATTTGCACCATCTTTTTGTGTAAGGTCAACATCTGATCCATCTGCAGTCCCGTAGAAGTAACTATGGGCATAGTGTGAACCAGTTCCCTCTTGCCACAACTCTACATTTGTATCGTCTGCATGTATATCTAAATTGAATGTATGACTTCCATGTTGATAGACATCTACTGTATTGTCATCGCCCCATATATGTCTACCATAAGTTGCACCATCGTATTGTAGAACTGTTTCTGTATTATCAGAACCATCTACATCACCACCCCAACTTTTACCTGATCCCCAGTATGATACCCATCCGATATAATTACCAGATCCATGTTGAGTTAGGTTGAATACATTGTTTGTATGTGCAAATGAAAATTCAACTTCATTACCATATCCAAGTTGATTTATAGTGAGAGAAACATCGTCTCCACCATTGACTTGTTCGACATGGATATGGTTATCATCTGTTGGCCCTGCATAACATTGTGCAGTAAAGAAAAGGGATATTACAAATATCCCTAAATGTGTTCCATTTATTTTCTTTAAAAAATCCACCATAATAGTAGTCCTAAGATAAGTCCTTTTGCATATGCAACCCACATTGCGTGGTATTCGGTTATCCCAAATCTTTCAATCCATTTATAAGTCAAGTCTTCATGCCAATCTAAAAATTTAGATATGTATTCCATGCTTCTTCTCCTGTAAGTAAGTATTTATATAATCTAGTTGCTCTGATTGATGAATATCTGAATAGCTGGGTCTCCATTTCCAAACTCAATTATACCTTCGTAACCTTCAACTCTTGCATCAATAAAACCTGAAGTGCCATTCTGAATGATGATTTCAAGGACACCGTTAACTTCTCTAAAGAATACTAGATTTCCATCCTCTTCAAATACATTGAATTGTGAGTCTTTGTTGAAACCAAAAACAGCTCCATCCAGTCTTACACCCCCAGTTACTTGTTGTCGATCTGTAAATTTTGCAGTAGTCTTTGTTAATTCTTCTACAACATCTAATACATCCGTAAGGAAATCGACATCTAAGTAATCTATATCTAGTCGGTTTCCACGGGCATCATAATTAGGGTCTTCTGCATAATCATCATAGTCCTTTTCTAGTTCATTGAACTCTAGGAAATCTACATCTAATACCCCTTGGTCATCATTCATATCTTCTCTAGCTTGTTCTTCTACGGCCTCCTGAACCTCCTGAGGCGGTGATACGATGAACATATTGTCTATCATGGATGTTGTTAAGTTGTTGATTACTACCGACCCTGTAGGTGGTGTTTCTATGGTTGATACCATGGTTGCCTGATATGCCTGATTGAGAGTAACACTTCCACCCTCATTTGACACTACAATCTCACCTGATGGTGTAACTCCATCTTCATCAGGGAGCAGTATAACGAGTGTTCTACCCAGCTCATCTATTGTTGTTGTGAAATCTGTACCGTTGATAGCAATTTGTGCTGTCGGCGTGGTGATGTCTATGTTTGCTTTCTTTATCTTATTACCTTTGCCCGAAGCAAAACGGGCGGTTCCCTGTACCATCCTTAATGACATCTTTGATAGTGATGGATTTGGATCATAGTATACTTCATCAATGTATACTAATGTATGTTCTATAAGGTCTAGTTCTTCTGCATCTAAGAACTCTATTTTCATACGACCATTGACGGTCTCTGCCTCATCATATAATTCTATTGCATAGCCAATTGAGTGAGGTGTTGACTCACCGTTTCGTAAAATCTGTCCGATACCTGTGGATTCTACTATGTCTCCAATGGGGTCAGCAAACCCGACCCCACTGATGAACAATAAAAGACTAAGAATCGTTAGCTGCGTCTTTCTGATTGATTTGAATAACTGCATTATCACTTTCTATATCCAATAAGATATTTGCATCAGGTGAAGAACAAGTATTACCTGCTCCGCTTACACATGTACCTGATATCTGATTGATATCTACATCTGCACTATCTCCAACTAGAGTGAAGTCCAATGTTTGTTCTCCATCTTTTTGAAGTGTGTTAATGTTATTGGAATCACCTGTTATAGTGAAATCCCAAGTCAAGTCATCAGATTCCCAATCAACATCAAAGATGTTTGAGCTCCCGATTAATATTAAGTCGGCGTTTAATCTTTCAGCTGATAAAGCATAACCTTGATCTAAATCGAATTGGTTGCTTGAACCTGTAACATCAAAGTTAATATTTGAATCATCTGTACTACCGATGTAACCTATGTTCCAATCTATTTTATTAGAGTCTCCAGTAAAATCCATTTTGATATAACTATCATCGGATATGACTGGCCCAAATAAAACATTTGAATTCCCTGTGAAATCAAGATCAAATTCTAGACCACTACCAGTGATTGCCATATTTGACAATGACCCGCTACTTGCATCGTCTCCACCGACTTTGTTACCAAAACCGATTTGATCGATGTAAAGTTTTAAGGTATCACCTTCTTGCTCTATCTTAATTTCGTTATCATCAGTGGCTTGTGCGAAAAGAATATTTGTCGACAGTAATGCAATTACGCATAAACTAATTAGTTTCTTCATTTTCGTTTACCTCTTCTATTTTCCAATAACCCCTTTCGTGGCCTTGGTATACTAATTCCAACACTGCAGCTTCAATTGCTGATCGTGTTGCGTAAGTCACTGATTCATTATTTCCCACTCCATCCTCGATCTCAACTAGCTGGGTTCCTTCCTCGATGAATCGGAAGACATCCCCACCTGAACCATATGATAAAATGGTCTTACGAGTTTGGACATTCAACAAAACTTCTCCAGTGAGAACGGAAACTGCTCTCATGGAGACTGTAACAGCATCTTGACGATACTGTTTACTAAACCCAATACCTAGAGTCCGTGCGCCTCTTCCTCCAGTTCTGAGATTAGTATCATAACCAATCAACCCCCCTTCGATAATAATACCAGCGAATAAGAGAGGTTGGATACCTTCGTCTGTTTGTTCAGTCTTCTTTGCATAGTCTGATCTTGCAGAACGAATGATTTGTCTTTCTCGGACTAAATGATCTATACCGTTTCTTTCAACGACTCTAAACCATGTCCCACCACCAGCAGTCTTAAGTGCATCTATAACCATTTCGGTTGCACCCTGAGTTACTGCTGTCGAGAAACTTGCAATGTTTTGAACCGATTTTCTTTGTCCAGTTTTATCTGAAAAATTGTAAACTGCAACTATCGGTTTTTCTTTTGCTGGTGGTAATTGTAATAATTCTAAGTAAGCTGGAAGCTTAACTACTTCGGGATATTCTACACAAATGTATTTCCTTGACAGTTGTTTCTTAACTGCACTGTAGACATCTTTTTTGATTCCTTCATCCCAACGACTACAGTCCTGTGGTTTATCTGACCACTGAGGAAAAGAAGCACATCCACTCAGAACAAGTAAGAGTGTTAGTGATAGTACCTTTAACATTAACCGCCTCCATCACCGCCACCTGTATCAGGGTCTTGACCAAAGTTACCAGTACCAACTGGTATCTCTACTACGGTTTCTGAACCATCCTCAGCAACGATTGTTAATCTAATAAACTCTGCACCTGATTCATCTGTGATAACTTCCCATGTAATAGTGTTACCTTCTAATATAAATGAACCAAATCCTGCTGGATTGTCATTTGAAAACATAGATTCTACTAACTGTTTTGCAAACTGAGCGTAAATACGCGACTCCAAGTTTCTTATAAATTTTGCAAGCGTGGTGTTCTCTGCTTCTCTCTCTGCAGCTTTTCTGGCAGCCTCAAGTGAATCCTCGATTGCCTTCTTTCTGCTGTGTTCCTGATTCTCAATAGTGAGGTAATGTGCGCCTGTACCAATTCCTGAGAAGCTAGGATTTTTAAATTTGTGTACGATCTCGTCTCCTAGAACTGTATTAGATAATCCTAGTAAGACTATAAAAGTAAAAAGTATAAATGTTATTTTATAATTGTTCATTTCCTTTGAGCCTTCTTTTTCTTTTCGTTTTCCTTATATTCTAAAACGACATCTACCTTCTGTTGTAATCTGATTAAATCTTGGTCTAACATACGCACCTGATCGATAACTCTTATCAATGCAAGGTGTTGTTTCTCAATTTCGGGTTCTAATTTCTCACCTACAAACCACCAAATATAGTATATGAAATATCCTAGACCTACCATCATGACTATGGGAAAACCATAATCACTTATTAGAGTTGCTATATCCGACACTATCAATCTCTCCTAGCGTCGACCTTACCATCCTCTATGAAATTTTCCGTCCTTGCGACTCTTTCTATGTCAGGTCTTAATTCTAACGCACTTGAAACTAACATGTCTATCTTAACTAATTCATTTGTCATCGTTCTTGCACGATTCTCTAATGATTTACAAAACATTGTTAGGGTTTTTATATCGTCTACTACTCCTTCTAAGATTTGTTTGATAACAATAAAGATAAAGAACCCCATCACGATTGCACCAGCAATCGGAGCTCCCACTTCACCTATCAAAATAAACAAATCTTCCATGCAATTATTTATGATTTTGAACTTACTATGGGCCAAAAAAAAGGGTGCATGAAGCACCCTTTAGTTATTCTGAATAAGATTATCTCAATTGAGACCAAATTTCATTCACAACTGCAGCTTTAGTTCCTGACTTTTTAACCTTTAGAGATTTTTTCTCTGCAAGGTCAAACAGTTGAACCTTTGTTAGTTTATTCAACTCTGCCTTTGATATGATACCATTATCATTCTTGTCCACTTTTGGAGCAGCCTTTTTCTTTAAAGGTACTTCAATCGGTGGAGGTGTGCTGGTATCACGGTAAGAGTAAACGAATATTCCAACTAATACTACTGCGATTATAATTGCAATTATTTCCATAATGTATTCCTCACTTATTAGTTTACTATCTTATTTAGTCCTTGGCTTTACCCACATTTAAGGCAACCCAGTCAAGCACTTTGTAAGCCTTTTTGACTAATCCGTCATCGACTGGTGTAGGTGTTAAGGCTGCAATGAAAGATGCACCCATAACTAACCATGGTATCACCTGAATCCATCCTATAATCCATTGTAGGAATTCTAGCATAAATTACTCCTTCGATACCATAAGTGATATCGTAGGTATATTTAGGAGTTATTACTGCCTATAGAGTATTTAGTGGTCAATTTCCACTCACTTTTTTCCTTAAAAGGAATGATTTTGATCTGAGAGAGTGGTGCTTTAGGTTCTATTATTTGTTGTTTGTCAACAACTGATACTAGATTCCACTGTTCTAATAGGCCTACAATAGTATTCCTTCTACCGATATCTGACTCATCGATGTTAGAAGGTTTACCATCTAGTTTGAATAGTTCTTTGAAATGTGTTATGTAATACTTACCACGCTTGTGTAGTATATGACATGATTGAAAGAGTTCTTGTTCTCTTCGGGATGCAACACCTATGCGTGAGAGTGTTTCCCGTATCTTAAGGAAATCGTCTTTCTCAGGGAAAGTGACCTCGACAAGGTCTTTGATTATATCTTCTTGGTTATCCATTATCCTTACCACCAGTTTTCATTCTGTTTTTCAATTCTCGTAACTGTTTATCAGACAATAGTTCCACATAGTCTTTGGCTTCTCTAGTAGATATCTGATAATATTCTTTTACAGTATCGAGTTTCTTACTAATGTAAGGCTTTTGCCATTGTGAAAATCGTTGTCTTTTTCTAAGAGTATTTAGGAAAAACTGGTATTGAAGACGGTTGTCTACACCATGTCTGACATTCACTTCATTAGTAAGGAAAACAGAATCCTGATGATAGGATAATGCTCTGTTTATTAAGAATGGTTGATACGATGTCTCTTCGACGGCATCAACTATG